GTCCAACAGGCTGACGCCACGCAGCGCGCCGGATTTTGGGCGGCGCACCGTGATTTCAGTGATTTCGGTGTTGCCGCGTGCGATTGGCTCGTCCAGGACGATGACGGCGGTTTCTTGTTTGACTTCGGTTTGCTTGGACATGCTGTTTCCTTTGTGTGGTGTGTGTGTTTTGTGACGTTGTTGCGGCCGGACCGGTTACAGGCCGATTGCTTTCAGCAGGTCGCTGTTCTGGCTGACGCCGCCGATGTTCTCGACGCCGGCGACGAAGTCGAATTCGTAGATGACCTCGTTATTGATGGTCAGCTTGTAGTAGCTGCACGGCATGGTGTATTTGTGATTCGTATCGTCACCAGCCTTTGCGTTGCCCATATCGACTTCTTTGTAACGACCGCCGACAACGACTTCGACGGCGTCAACCGCTCCGGTGTCGTCGTTCTGATAGCCGCCTGCGAAACGCACTTGCACGGCGTTGTGCTTCTTCGCGCCGTACTTTTTCAGCGCCTCGACGATCAGGCCGCCGGCTGTCCATTCCAGCGAAATCGCTTCGTTACCCATGTCAACGGACACGGGGCCGGTCATGCTGCCGGCGCGATACTCTTCCATCTTGCGGGACAGCTTCGGCAACGTAACCTCGGGAACTTCGCCGATGAAGCTGGTGCCGTCCAAGAACAGATTGAACAGCTTTAATTTGCTGGGCATACCCATGGTGAAATCTCCTATTGCAGTGTTTGTGTTTGACTGGCTGACGAAGTTGCCGGCAGCCAGCTCGGATTAGGCGGTAATGCGGCTGGCGAAGTCAGCCAGATAGCTGTCGGTAATGCGCTGCTGGAACATTAAGTTTTCCAGCGGCGGCACCGGCGTGTAGTTGTAGTCGATGGTCAGCTTGCCGGCTTTCAGGGTGTCTTTGTCGTTGAATTTTTCGTCGTACCAGGCTTGGCCGTCGATGATGTAGCCGAAGGCTTTGAGTTCGCGGAATTTGGCATTGATGCTTTCGAGCATGTCGGTCACGAGCGATGGATGCAGTGGCTTATCGACGTAATCCATATGCGCGTCGGCAATGGTGTCGGCCAACACTTGTGCCGTGCGGGTATAGTTCTCGAATGGAAAGAAGCCGCCTGGAACTTCGCAGGTGCGTGAACCCCAGAAGCGATAACCGCTTGAATTGATGAGTGTCGTGACTTCCTTGGCATTCAGGACGCCGGCGTCGGTTGCTGGGTCTTGCAAATCCCAAAACACGTCTTTCGAGATACCTGTCGGGCCGTTGATGACGACGTTCGACAGAGTCTTATGCCAACCAGTCTCTTCATCGATCTTCGCGCGCATTGCCATCGCGTAGGCCACTGCCGACATTTCCTTGTCTGCGCTGGCGGTGGTGTCCCAGGTCAGGAAGTTCGGCCAGATGATCATTACTTCACGCTGGCCGAATTGGCCGCGATAGGTCGTCGCTTCGACGACGTTTGCGCAGTCGTGGGCGAAGGCATACACGAAGCCACGCAGCGATTGCGCAACGCTGGCGAGCGCGTTGGTCACTGCCTGACTGTCCAGTCCAGGAGCACCCAAAATGCGCGGCTTGATGCCGAGCTTGCTTTGCGCTGCGAGCAATGCTTTAGCGCCTAGATACTTGCCGTCCGGCGAGACGCTGCCGATAACGTTCGAGGTTGTCTCGGCTTCGGTCGTACCTTCGGCCACGCGGACAACAACGGTCAGCGGCTTGGTCTGCGCGGCAAAAACTTCCAGAACACGGCGCAGCGTGCCTTTGGTGCCGGCCTTCGCCTGGGCCGCAATCACATTGGTGATCAGAACCGGCGTATTCAGCGGGAAGACGGTTTCGTCCGCATCCTCGGCCGTAGCAATCAGGCCGATGACGGCGGTCGAGATAGTGCGGATCGGGCGCGAGCCTTCGTTGACTTCGAGGACGCGCACGCCGTGGTGATAATCGGTAGGCATATTCAGGACTCCTATTTAGGTTATTGCGGGTTGATCGTTTCGTCGCCAGCGGCATCGCCTTTGGCTTCGTCGGCGGCAGGCGCGGGAGCAGGAATATCCTCGACGACCCATGAGCCGTTAAGAAAGTCAGGATCAGTCGCAGCGGCCTCGCTGACCCAGCGGGCGCGCTTACCCTCGGGAGTGGCCGGCGGCCGCTGTAACACCGCGCGAAAAGCGACGTTGTAGCGTTTCGGATCGAGCGCGAATTGCTGCGCCTTGTCTTCGTACAGAAAGAGGCCGGTTTCGTCGGTCTGATATGTGGCGATAGTAGTCATGATTTGCTCGTTCAAATGTGGATGCGTGGGGCGAATGCCGTGTTGGGGCCGCGCGTTTCCGTGCCACCGGTGGATGTTGTGACGATGTAGCCCGAGAGCTCACGCGGCGTGTTGTTGTTGCCTTGCGCAAAGCCGATGCCTGCCTGGTTGCCTGTTTGTGCGTTGTGGGCGTGCGTCTTGAAATCGTCGGCCTGATAGCTACCAAGTGCGCGCGCTGCCGCTGTATCCGCGTTGGTCCCTGTGAAGCGCATATGCATGTCGCGCAGATCAGGCAAACGGAAATACGTCGCGTCAACATCTGCGAACTTGAAAGGCTTTGCGGTCCAGGCAGCGGCGGCGACGGTGTGGCCATTTTGTTGCGCCCAGGCCCAAAGCGATGCATAGACGGCTTTCGGAGCGAGGCCGCCGGTCATGTCCAACTCATAGCCGCGAGGCGCAGCGGTCGAGCCGAATTCAGGGCGGCCGACTTCCAGGCAGCGATAGCCGGAAAATGCGCCCGCGCCGACAACGTCCACCCATTCCATCGTGCCGACGCCGACGACGTAGATAACGTCCTGGGCTTTCTCGGCGGGGATGGCGATGGTGACCCGTGGGCCGGCTGCAACCTGGTCTGCTAAATAGCTCATGCTGTTTCCTATTCCTGAATTTGTGCGGCCAATGCGTCGATCTTGCTTTGCACGTCACGCATTGCACTGTTGTCGCCTCCCAGGGCGAACTTGCGTTGCGCCGCTGGCTGCTCGGTCTGTTCGATGATGGCAATCTGAGCGCGCAGGCTGGCATTGCTCAATGCTTTGGCCTTGTCCTTGTCGATGCCCCATTTCTTGCCTGTCCATTTCGCATTCACTGGCGGAGGCAAGGCGGTCAAGCCGCGATCAGCAGGCGCGACGCCGATATCGGCCAGATATTCAGGTTGCGCATCGACCGTGCGGAAGTAGTCACCGCGCTCATCCTTCACTTCGCGCCAGGCTCCGGCGCGGTAGTCGCTTACAACCTGCCCTTCGTCGTTGAGGAATGCGGCGACGTAGCCGGCGGTAACCGATGGCGGCGCGTCTGGCGTTGCGTAGGCCGGAATCATGGGCTGACCGGGTTCGCGCGGGCTCTCGCGTGCGTCGTCATCGTTGATGAATTCGCCGTTCACGTTGCTGTAATTGAAAATTTTCATGATTTCCCTTAGATGACGATGATCGGCAACCAGTCACGGAAACGGCCGCGCGTTTCTGGTCCTATACGTGGCGTGCCGTTGACGTTATCGGTGATGGAATCGCCGATAGAGCCAAACGCGACGCCGCCTTGCGGGTAGGTCGCCAGAAAGTCCTGGATGGTCCCAGCGGGTTGATACGGGTGTGCCGAATCTGTCCAGCTTTGATGCCGGTGGCCCTGGTAGGAGTCGGGGCGTTCGTTGCCGACCTGCCCGCCGGTGAATATCAGCAGGTTGCCGGCGACAGAGGTTGTCGCCGCCAGGCTCAACGTGACGCCGGTTGCCGTTATGCCGGCAACGGTCGTGCCCGCTTGCAATCCAGGGCCAGAAACAGGCTGTCCGATGAATGCGCCGCGTGTGCTGGCGATTCCAGTAACCGCCGTGGTTGAATTCGTGGTGCCGGTGATCGTCGATTTTTCGTAGCCACGCTCGCCGCTATCGAGAGCGCGGTCGAACAAGCCCCGATCATCCATGACGCCAAACGTTGCCGCATTGCCGCCGTTGCCGTAGCCGTGGAGAAACAATTGGATAGATGCGCCTGCGACTGTTGCGGTCGAATTGACAGATAGCGTCACCTGCGCGGCCCCGTCGATTGATTTGACCGTGGCCCCGGCTGGAATGGCGGCATGCTCGACCGGCATCCCCACCCACATATCTTTAGTCCGCGACAGGCCGGTAACGACCGCGCCGGCCGCGTTCTGCGTAATGGTCGCGGTGCGGAATGGACAGAGAACCGAAAATAGTTCGGGATACACCAGACGCGGCAATGCCGAGCCATCGCGCACGACTGCGAAATCAGGGCAATCTAGTGTCGGCCATTTTTGTGGCGTGCCAGTCAGCGCCGCCGATGCCTTGAGGTTCTTTCGTGCGACAGCGGCGCTTTGTACGTCTGCAAGATTCTTCGAGGAATCCAGCGGATTGATGACACTGCCGGCGACTTCATTTTGCGCGCCGGTCAGGCGGGTATTTTTCGGATAGGCGCGGGTCAATGTGATGCGCGTTTGTGAAGTGATCGCGTAGTCGATGCCTTCATCGAGGCGGCCACCGCCGATATAGAGAACAGCGCCGTTTGTCGTGATCTTGGTAAAGTCGACGACGGTCTGACCTGCCGCCAGTAATTGGCTATCGGATTTTGTATTGACGTTGACAGTGATGCCAGCGGTTAAATCGACCCACTCCCAATCGTTGACGGCGTTCGATTTCTTACGCAGAACCTGTTGCGTCAGGCCGCCCGGCAAAATATCGTCACGGGAGCGGAAATATTGCGGGTGTGGATTGGCTTTCGCTTCGTGCGCGACGATGACTTCGATAGCCTTTTTGTCGGCATAGTCACGCGTTGCCAGGATAACGGACGGATCAATTTTCAACCGTACGTTGTCGGCGCTGGAAACGATGATGACCATGCGCACGGCCTGCACGCGGCCGGAGCCTTCGGCGAGCAATGGCTTGTAGGTCTCAGGGCAATTGGCGATAGCGATCAGGTCGCCGTCAGCGTCATACAGGCCGAGTTCGCGGATATACCAGCCGCCCACGCTCTCAGGAATGATTTGTTCCGCAATGACCTGATTGGTGTTGAGCGGGTCCCGC